AGTGTACACAACTTCTTAGGAATCGGGTAAAACCGGTCACGGAGGGCAAGTGGAAAGCTTATGAATAACACAAATGAACTTTTTTAGTACATGCAACAAATAGTCTTATTAGAGAGTAAACTCTATAATAAATCAAGAGCATGCTTCTAACATGCAACACTCTCATAAGATACTATAGGGTTAGCCTCCCAAGTATCTTAATCATGGCTTTTGAATAATGCATTATTATTTATTATGGATTGTTTAAATGGTATATTATATTATAAGAGACTAACACTAGTATAGAGTTGTACTCAAAGATACTACTGGAACTAATTATAATATGATCTTTTTGTCTAAAGACTTTACAGTTTACCATAATTGGTTAACATCGATTTAATTTAAAACGGATGCAAGATTGATTCTATCTCAAGAATTGATAGTTATAGAGGGATAGTCTTATGGTCGGTAGTTGTTTTATTGTTGAGTGATAAAATGACCGGTAACTATCGCCGACATGCAACATATAAACCTTATGATTTAGATAGTTGACGAGCCTGTGTAGAATTGAAACGAGTTAGGATACCTCTGAGTTTATATCATGAAATCATAGTGATATAAAACAGGTTTAAATCTGACACTGCCACTTAACCCTACGCACGTTAATGAAGCTAACATAAGTTAGGTATACCGCATAGTCGGACAAAGTATGGCCCTGGCAGCCACACATGAATTTTCCTTACAGTTGGAGTCTGTTCCTCTCCACGGATCTGTTAGTTCCGCAACCCTAACAAACGGTTCAACTGACGCCGCTAAATCAGTTAATGGAGATGCTGCCTCCACAAAAACAGCCGCTGAATGCGTCAATGGAAGACGCAATGTTGATAATCTCGCACAGAGATTAGGTAAAGAATATAGGAAGCAATTTGAGAAAGATATACCAGGCTTCCAATATTATGAATATGCACAAACTAGAAGATTCGTTTGTTTTCTATCTAGAGGCATATTAATGCAAGTGCATAAAACAAAATTTAATTTTTACGCAAACAAGTATGCGAATCACAGTACATTGAAAGTTAAAGTTATCGAATATAAAGATGATGTGGTCTTAATAGTATCTGAGAAAAAACCATTCTTAGCACAGTTGGGATTAGCTTCTATTAAGAACTATTTATATGAAGCCGTGACAGGACCGTTTATTATGTTATCGAGAGCTAGAGATGTAGTTGCAAAATCTACATCTAAGTTGGGACAGTTACTATTGATTGATTTAGTGTCCATGTTAATGCATTTGAGAGATGGTTATTTCACTTTTAGTAAAATAGCAGCTACTTTGATGAATGTATATACTATACATGAAAGGTATATGATGTTATTTGCAGATAATAACCAGGATTTCAATCCTCAATCAGGTGCTAGTGTAGCAGAAATGATATTAGGATTTTCAGCTTTAGGATTACCAACTGCTATTTTAGATGCCATTAAAACATTTACAACTTTAACTGGTAAAAGAATTTTCGAATCAAATGTGTTTATTCAATCTGCTAAAATGATATTTGATTCCTTGATTACAATAATTGAATGGATTGCTAACCCATTACCTCACGTACGTATATTCAGTGAAGCAACGAAAGATAGTATGATAGCCTTTATAAAGCGTATAGGATCTTCGTTGTTTTTGCATACTGAGATCACCAAGGTATGCGAAATATATAGCAAATATGTAGGTAGTTCACAAATTTTGTTTGATCCTGCTTTTAGACAGTCTGTGGTTAGTTTGCATGACGAATTGAAACAGAATGTAGATTTCATAGATTACGTCACTAATGGTAATAATAAATATTTCCAAACTACTTGGCGATTGTTTGAAGAGAATGTTATTAAGAGTTGTAATGCTTTTGATACCTCCGGAAGAAATGAACCAGTATGTTTTGTTTTTGAAGGTGAAGCCGGATCAGGAAAGAGTCAGCTTATGAATGCTTTTGTTGCGTTGCTGAAAGAATCAGGTATGACTACTATATGTCATTCAGTACCTGCCTCTGAAGATGGAAAAGATTTTTATGATGATTATGAAAATCAGGAAGTTTTTGTCATGGACGATGTCGGGCAACAGGGAAAATCACAATGGAGATATTTAATTAATTATGTTTCACCAGTGAAATACCCATTACCCTGCGCTACAGCCAGCAAGAAAAACACAAAATTTTTTAATTCTAAGATAGTTTTGTGTACAACCAACCATTTCACTGATTTGCAAGGATTTACATCATCTGATTGTATAAGTGATCCAGAAGCTTTGTATCGTAGAGCGCATGTAATTAAGGTGAGAAGAGGTCAGTCGGATCATTTTTCTCAAGTTTTAGAGTATGTAAAGTACGATCATATTAATACTAAGAAATGGGAGAATAAATTTATAAACCATACTGCTGTAGATGTACCCGTGGATGTAACACCAAATTTTTCTACTGAAGATTTACCAGATAGAAAGGGATTGCGGACTTTAAAATGGTTGTATAGATTATTTAAACATGTGCAAAGAGCTGAGGAAGCCAATAACCAACATATGGCATTAGACACTAGTGACTTACAGGCTATTTTGGATGAGGTGAACTATGAAAGTGAAGATCAAATATTTGTTGACGCGATGGAACCGCAAAGTTTTAATGTCTCTAGATTTATAAAAAACATGGTCAGTACCATGAATGATAAGGTAGTGGATATGTATAAAATAACAAGTGAATTTATATCATATTATTATAATATAATGACAGCCAAGTTCCAAGAGTATATACAAAGTTTAAGTAATGCTTTGAGTGAGTTTATGAGCAATGATGTTACAAAAGTATGGCTTAAAAGAAGTGGTTATATATTAGCCGCTGTTGTCGGATGCGCAATTATAGGTGCATTATTGCCAAGTTTTTCAACTACAGTAATGCAATCTGATCCTAGTTTTAATGAGGAAAACATTAAGATAGAAACTGATGTAGTAGGCATAAAGGATACCGTGGCCTATTTACACGAAGTTGGTAATAGTAACTACTTTGGACCTCAATCAGAGCAATTGAAGAAGGATTATCAGGAATGGGTAAATACTGTTAATAAAGGTTGTAAGACATTGATAGTTAAGGATAAAGATGGATTGAAAGATGAACACACACAGTGTATAGTTAGTGGAAAGCGAATTATGTTACCCGCTCACCTGGATATAGGAGATAAGTTTGTTGATATATGCAATTCATGGAGACATTATCAAGACAAGCATATAGAGATCGAGAACGTGCAATTGAAATTAATAAAGAGATATTTGACAACTGATATAGCTATATATGAGATTAAAGGCACAGTACCATTGTATAAGTTGAATCACGCTTTGTTTGCCAATAATGCTACGAACAGCAAGAGCTGGTATTTGATAAATTCTACAGGACATTTGCCTGTATCATATGATAGAGAGATAATGAGAAATACTGAATTTGTTACATATTCTACTGTATCTGATAAATGGCAACACAAACCCAATAGTGGATTTTATACACCTTATTCAGCAGCGGGAGGCTGTGGAACCGTTTTAGCAGCCCCTGGTGTCGGTATGATAGGTTTTCATGTAGCTGGATCATCCGATTTGGGATTTTGTGTTGAACCATCAAAAGAAGTTATGGCTGAAATTAAGGAGATTATGTTATCTGCTCCCAATGCAATTAATTTTGAGTTAGATGAAGGAGTGATATCTGACTTTTCTGGAGTTAGGATTAGATATGAAACACCTATACAGCAAATTAGACCTATAGGCGAAACTAGTTTTATACCTAGCGTATTGCATAGACAAGGATGTGTTGAAATGGATAATTTGATCAAAGAAGTTGAAACTAGTATAGAAAATAAAAATTACAATTATACACCAGTTGATAGTGAAAAAGTGGATACAAAAGCTCCACCGGATTTTAGATCTGAAGGAACACCTGCACAAACGTTGAAGCACTTATCATTAAAATCTTTTGCTCGACAAGGACGAGTGTCACAAGATGAGTTAGATTTTATTAAAGCGTATTTAAGAACATTGTTTGTACCGTTTGACGACTTGAGTGATTATGAGACGGCGTTTGGTGGAGAGTTTGTACCAGCTTTGAATAAGGATTCTAGTAATGGATATAATTGTTTACCAGGTAAGGATAAGTATTTTGATTTTGAAAAACGAGTTATTAAAGACGAAATGGTAAATTTAGCAAATAGATTAGATAATGACGCAGTGAACGATGTCTATGATTACAACAACTTTATGTGTAGAGAGACTTTTAAGGATGAATTAAGAGCATCAACTAAAGTTAAAAGTCCTAGGACTTTTAGAGTAATGCCCTTAGGACACATATGGTGGACTAAAAAGATATTTGGAAAGTTGCTAAAACATTTTAAGAACGGTAGACATGAGACAGGAATTAGTGTTGGATATAATCCATACATAGATGCTGATATACTCGCGAAAAAGTTATTAGAATGTGTCAGTTTAGGCGATGCTGATTTCAAATTTTGGGATGGTAAGACTTTAGGTATATTGATGCAAGTTATAGCTGAAGTATCTAAAGAATTTTATGTAGGACAAAGACCGTATATGATTGATTACTTGTTTAATACTATAGCTTATTCATTTGTATTAGTTAATGATGAGATATGGGCTACTACTCATGGATTACCATCAGGAACATGGTTGACATTGTTATTGAATTGTTTGATAAATAAGTGTTTGACTGCTCTCGTCATTTATAGAAATAAACCTAATGCTACTGTTAATGATGTATGGCGAGTTATTGATTATGTAACCGGAGATGATAAAGTCATGGGAACTGATGAAGAAATGTCTCGTTATTTTAATTTAGAAACAGTTAAAGCTGTAGCAGAGTCCCTTGGTATGTTATGTACAAATGGAGATAAATCATTGATCACGAAGCCTACGCAAAGTTTTGATAAACTAACATATGTTAAAAGACATTTTAGGAAACATCCTGTTTTGAAGAGATATGTTGGATGTTTATCTTTAGACACTATAATGAATACTTTGCAGTGGGTTGATTCTACAAAGGATGTACATGTAGCGATGGTTGGTAAGATGAAATCTATGCAGGTGGAATCTTACTTACATTCGCCTAATCTGTATAGGGAATTGACTAAAATATTTGAACGTAAGTTTCCGTTTGAGGCTTTCTTTAATGAGGATAAAGTAGTACAAATATTGCAATCGCATGATGGTTATGATATGATCACTGCATTGCAAAATAAAAATTTTTCTTTTTAGATTGTTTTAATAGACTTGTAGAATGTCTATAAACTTCTTCCTGTTTTGCACTAAAACGGTTATGTAAGTGTGTCGATTGTCACAGCGATAAAGTGACCATTGTGGGGGTAATGATTTTCCTCTAGTAGAGATAACTACTTTAACAAATCCTTGTTGATCAGGATGGTAACCTATAACCTTATTGTAATTAAACGGTTATGCAATAAAGAGATGACGATATCTTTAGCCGTGATTACAATAGTCATAAATCGTTATACCATTGACTAACAAAACAATGGTTGAAATTTATTTTTGTTGCACAATTACAACACGTAGACGAAAATTTTAAACAAGTATCTGATCAAGATTTTACTGTTGATTCCCAAAATTTAACCACTACCGTAGCTTCTATAACTACTCGTGAAATACAGAAAATAGATTCACCTTTTAATGATATGTTTATGACTGTAGATATACCCGAAGCTTATAGAGTGGATGCTAGGTCTTTTATTGAAAGACCATTTTACGTAGATCAAGTAGAATTTCCATCCACTGCTGCAAGGTATACTTTATTGAATAGTTCTGTAAGATTTTTACCAGGAGATATAGCTCGTAGTAACACTTCCGTTTTAAATATGTTTAAAATGGCTGCTTACGGTAGACCAGATTTAGTTCTTAATGTGTCGATGGCTGGTACCATCACACATGCTGGTTGTGTATTGGTCGGAGTATTACCTCCTTTCCCTGCTTATCCAGGACTGGTCAGTGCTAATAATCGTAAATTAGTTAATACGATATTGTCTGGTCCTCATGCTTTTTTGCATGCTAACGAAGCTACATCTGTAGCAATACCTGTTCCTTGGTATTGCAATACTGATTTAGCAACTACTGATATGGAGTTAACGGAAGGATATGATAATACGCTCGATATTACAGTTACTAATGGCAATTACGCGACTTTGGTGTTTATGGTTTTAAATCCTTTACAACCATCAACTGGATCATCAACATCTTTGCGTATAATAGTAGAAGCCTGTTTCAAGAATTTTGATTTAGCAGTCCCAACACCAAGATTTGTCACATGGTCTGCTCAAAGCGGTAAGAGTATGTATAATCCAACTTATGAGGATTTTGACAGGTTGGCGAGAGAATTTCACATTGATCAATGGAATCATAAACCATTGCACGAAAAGAAGAAAAGCTACTATAAGTTGTTGAAGTTAACACCTTATATGGGAGGCATATTGTCAATGACTGCTATAATGTTACGAATAGGTTTTGCTTGCCTTACGGGTGAGGATGTTGGTATCGATGATAATGTTATTTCATTACCACCTGTGCCCATTGATCATATTAAAAGAGCACCTGATTGGCAACCACAATCTGGTTTGATAAATGGAGCGATGCATGCAGTTAGTGGCTTGTTGGATAGCGCTACTAGTGGGCTTAAGAATATAGCTAGTGATGCTATAGATGTAGGTAGAGGCGTTATTCGCCAGTATACTGGTTTGCATAACCCTAACATTCCACAGGTTAACACCAGAGTTATTACTACATCCACAAATTTTGTTAACAATACTGATGTCCCACAATTTTTTGAGAAACTTGACCCATATGCCAAATATAATAGAGTTGTTAAAGAACCTATATTTGGTAGTAACGTAGATGAAATGGCTATTACTAATATTACTACGAAGAAGCAATTAATAGGTAGTTTTAAGGTTAGTACAACTGATAATGTAGGAGCTTTGAAGTGGGTAAGACCTATTTCTCCTTTCCAAGGAGGTTCTGGTACTCCTAATGAAGACCTATCAGTTACTTGCTATAACAATTTGGAGTTATTACATTCGTTTAGTAGAGCTTGGAGAGGTACAATGAAGTTAACCATCCAATCAGTTATGAATAACAAACAACAATGCAAGTTAAAAGTTATTAAAATGTACAATCCATCAGTAAAAGTCACATCGCAATATCCAGTATATCAATCTGTTGTTAATGCTCCATCTCATTTATTGGAGTTTACGCAAGGCGGGCAGGAACACGAAGTAATGTTACCATATTTGTGTAGAAATGATATAACACCTTGTGCTACTAATATGGATACCGAGGCTGTTTTTCACGGTGTTTATTATATATATGTAGCTCAGCCTTTGGCTAATTCAGATTCTTCACCAGCAGATGTAGAATTTAACGTTTATTTATCAGGAGAACCAGATCTAACTTTTTATGGATACACCACGTCTACCACATATCACGATAATTATAGTGTGTTGACAACTCCTCAGTTACAACAGTTAGCGAATAGAGCTGGTAATCCAATAGTTAGGGAACCTATGGTTTCAGTTTCTCGCGCTAAACCCAATATTGCTTTTTACAAATATGCGAATAATATAGATGCTACTATGATACCAATTTTTGCATTATCTGTGAATGAAGATAATTACGATTATTCAACATGGAGCTCGGAACGCAAAGAAGATTACCAATTGTATAAGAGGATTAATATGCCTGGTTATAAAATAATGTTAGAGAATTTTAATTCAGTGAGGAGAACATTAGGTGATAAGTTTGATCAAATGATAAATACTTGGGTTTATAACAAGCAGAATAAATGTATTGAAGTTAATTTTAAAGGATTGAAACCTCATGAGATTATTGCGTTGAAGAAAGTTATGCTCATTCATGAAATAGGAACCTTTTCTCCACAAAGTGGTAGTATAAGAGTCATGAATGAACCACAAGAACAACATCATATAACGAGAGAGGATGATAAGGAACCCAATTTAACTCATATGAATCGCTTGATGCCCACGCTTGATATTAGACATTTTTTAAGAAGAATGTATAAATCTCAGACATATACAGACACTATTGAACCATTGTCTACTAAGAATGTTTTTATACCATTATCATCTTTTATAGGTGAAAATCCTGGTTATTGGAATTATACACCTATAGAGACTTTTAGTAGAATGTATTATGGTAAATCACCTGGATTTAAGTTTAGACTTATGACTACCGTTTTTAACGACCAGGAGGGTATTGATTTAGATGTAGCTTTACTGAATTTAAGGATATATTATATACCACAGAATATCAACGCTTTGACCAATTCAAAAGTAGTAGGTATAGCTCAACCTAATCCAAATTCATTTACTACACCATTTGACGCAACTGATGGAATAGCTTTGCCTTTTCAAATTATAGGTAAGGAATCCACGAAAAGCCACGTAGTGTATGAATTTTCTGTTCCTGATACTTCTTTTTATAAGTTTATGGGTGGTCCTAATAAATTTTATAATTTTGATGGAAATAGCAATCCAACACCGCTAGCCCAAGGAGATTTCGGAACAATCGTTATTCAATATTCTAGTTTAACTCGAGTTTATGATTTGAAATTTTCTACTGAATTATTTATTGGTTTAACTGACGAAACTAGATTTGGATACCACACCATGGCTCCTCCTTTCAAAGTATTTAAAGCAGCAGGTACTTATGCTGGTATAAATACTAATCCAGCTACACCAGCTGTAGCCGGACTTAATCCATTTACATACCAAGGAGGATTTTTGTAACTTAACGTTAGAGTTAAATAACG